TTGTAATCTCCGAGGCGTCCTTGCCATAAATAGCAGATGCCATGATTTTGTATACATCCTCGCCACGATCAAATGCCTCCACTAAGTCGTTCTGTTCCGCAAGCCATGCTAGCGTACGGGCTTCAATCTGCGATGAGTCTGAGTCGATCATCACGTACCCTGTTGGCGCAAAGATAGCGCTTTTCAGGGGGGAGTTGCGTGGGATGTTTTGTAGGTTGAGCTTGTCATCACCGCCCCACCGCCCTGTGTGAGCCGCATAGTATCGCAAGGGAACTGGCATAAGTCCTCGCTTGGCAATCCCAATGAACCTCTCGGTTCGCGTCTCCTCAATGGTCGACTTCGTGCCTAAGCGTGCGGATACTAGGGCTTGTACTGCGGGGCTATCATGCTCTAACAGCGCCTTAAACTCTTCGTCAGTCTTAGAGAATGCGTAAGTCTCTCTGCCTGTGGCGGGGCTGATCTTCATTGGCGGTGTAGCGCCTGCGGCTTGCAACATAATGGCAAACTTTTGGTTACTCATCATGTCTTCTTTTTCGTAAGCCCCTAACGCCATCGCCTTCAAATCTTTTACCGAATCCAAGTGGTCACCGAGTACTTGCAAGTCCAGCGCCAAAGACGGTTCTGTAAACATGCGTATGGTTAAGTCAATTAGACGCAGTTCTATCTGTGGAAACCCTGCGCTCATATTGCCAAACAACTGCCACGTTAGGGCTACATCGTTCATGCAGTATTCCCCATACCTTGCTAACTGCTCGGGGGGAAAGTCAATGCGTCTCAGGCCAAGGGCGTTCTCAACTTCTGTGCCCTTCTCACCGATGCCGTAGTACTGCGCTAGCACCTTCAGACTGCCTCCTACGTTAGTGCCATGCAAGGCTCTGCCCATGGAGAGTGTGTCCAACCAACCCTTTGGTTTAATATCGAAATGCCAACTCAGGATTGCCCCATCGAATATGGCGTTGTGGGCTAGCGCCAGTGAATTCTTCCAATCGAATTGCGCAAGGTAGTCGGCAGTCTGAACCATCGTTCCGCTAAACCATTCTGGCTCTCCGTCATCTACCTGCACTGATACCCCTACGACATGGAACTGCGGGTCACGGATGTACTCTTCGGTAGTCTGCTTGGCAAACCCTACCTCGCGTGAGTAGAACGTCTCAAAGTCAACTGTTATTATTTTCATTTCTTTAGCTCAAAATTCATACAGTCTTCAATCACACGCTCAAGGTAGGCGTAGTTGTCTTCGCGGATAATCATTGGATGCCCACCGCTACGTTGGATGTGGTCGAGTGCTTTGAGTTGGAGTGCGGTTGCTACGCCCTTGCCTGCCTTTGCTTCGATAGCTACAAAGTGGCCGTTAATGCAACAGAGAAAGTCGGGAGTGCCACTGCTTCCATAGCCAGTACCAATGGGCATGGCGTAGTAAATGTCGTGGGCTTTGAGGATTGCCTTGATCTTTTTCTTAACAAGGGCTTCGGGGGTGCTTGCCATCTAATACTCCAGTTGTTTATGGAGTCAATATAGCACACCGCTTTACTTTGTCAATAGTACAGACGTAAAAAAGCCGCCCGTAGGCGGCTAGGATATACCCTAACATTGTTAGGTCGTTTTACTTCAGCGTGCTGATCTCACGAGTCAGATACCACTGGGCTTTGCGCAAGTCTTCGAGCTTGTTGCCTTTGTAGTCGGCACGAGTCAGATACTTAATCACGTTGCCAATGTTGTAGTTCAGCTTCTTCGCCTCGATGAAGTCGATGGTCTCGATTCCACCTACTTTGTAATGCGCAGGGTGATCTACTGGGTCGGTCTTAGGCTCGAACATTTCAATCTGCATGGGCGCATTGGATGAAGTAATGGACAGAGTCTTCCAATTAGCTATCGTCTCACCCATTACTTTTTTATGCTCTGCCATAGCCTTCTTGATTTTGGGCAATGTAAGCGTAGCCTTCTTAGCTACCTTGGCTTTCTTCTTTGCGTTCCACAGTACTGTGTATACGTACTGAAGTCCAACACCGATAGCGTCAGCCACCTCTTGTGGTTTGGCTTTGGGGTTAGCCGCTACGTAGCTACGAATTTGCGCTGATTTGGTTACTTTTTTGATTGTCATGGTTTATTTCCTGTTTGGTTGTTAACGTACTCGGTAAGAACTTCTCTCATCTTGGCTTGCTTTGACATTCGATGGTTGGTGTCGAAATAATCCATCACCTCCTTCGGCAGTCGCAAGCTCGTGCAAGCTAGTGCGGGTTTCTTACCAAGCCCCCGCCCCTTGCGTTTCTTCTCTACTTTCAAATACTCAATTCCTGTGGTCAAAATGTTGCCTCCTCATAATCCTGTTGTGGCTTCGTTGGTTTGGGGAATCGCTTGGGGTCTAGCCGTGTGAACGGCCACCACGCCCTTAGCTCCTCCTGACTTAGCACCTTGTTTTTCGACAAGGGCTTTGTAGTATTCTTTTGGGTACTTTGCTTTTTTCTTAACATGTTTTCTAAGCCATTCGGCTCCACCTAATTCTATAAACATAAGCCACTCAATATCAGACATTCGCATGTTGCGACCTTTAAGTGGCTCAGGCGGTTTTGGCCTTGGCATGCTCTAGTACTCCTTCGTGTTTGTTTGGTTGTCTTTCTTTAGCACGAGTAAACGTGCCGAATTGTTTGTAGCCAAGGTCTTCCTCACTCTTGATCTGATTGCTCGGGTTCTTCGCTCTAAAGTATTGATCTTTCAAAAAAATGCTAGGCCGATCTATTTGCGCTAGCTCTTCCCAAGCGTTTAGTGCTTTCATCGTTTCATCCCCCGTACGTATACTGCAAAGGATGCTGACGTATCCCCAAAGGCTTTCATCTTGTCAAACTCTTGGGCTACTTCTTCTAGCGTGTTGTTGCGTATCTTCTCGTAGACCTCGTTCACTTGCTTTGTGCTAACGTAGTCTTGAATGTCATCGTCATCTTCTTTCATGTACCCTCCAGTACTTCAAAAATTACTTTTTTAACTCTGCCGTATGCGTCTGCTTTGGTATACGGCATCGCTAGGATGTTATCTATCTCACACAGTGCATCGTAATATTCACTACCCCGCATTGCATGTTGTAGTTTGTACTCGTCATCGGGATACTCAAACTCAAGTACGGCTTTCATAAGCGGCTCCATTGGTTAAGCGAATGAGTAGTCTCGCTTTACGCCACGTTCTACGTACGTCAGTAGAAGCGGCTGGTATCCACTTAAACTTGGGGTCGTTGCATCCACGCAGGGGGATTGCTTTGGATTGGTATTTCATTTCATCTTTCATTTGGATTCTCCTAACATTGTTAGCCTGTTTGTTATGCCAGTTCCCGCTCTGCCGTCAGCAGAACAAAAACCTCGGTAGTGGCTCGGCAACCCACACCTTCAATCATCTGCTCAGGCTCTACTAACTTCAACATACCTAACTTACCTCTCATATCAAGCGGGAGCGTATTATCATCGTAAAGTTGTACTTCGTCACCTGTTTTAACTACGTACTTTCCATTAGATAGCAAGACTAGGCTCGTGCCTTTATCAGTTTTAAACTTACTCTCTATGTCAGTAACAGTAAGCATCTCAGCTTCCGTCTCTCGTATCTTGGCTAGTTGATGCGCTTGCCCATTAAATATTGCATACTTCTTAAACGCATCTGTATTTTCAACAAAAGCAAACGCTTTCATAAGTGGTATCAGACTATGCAAGGCACTCTGATGGTTATTGCGCTTCTGACCTGCTTGCCTACTAACAACTCGGGCGGCTTCCCCCAATGCTTCACTCACACGCTCGCCTACACTCTTGTTGCTGAATGTTTTCTTGATAGCGGCTAGGGCTTTCTTAGCATCCTTAGTGCGATACGCGCTTATACGCTCACGCTCCATCCTAATGGCGTTGCTAGTGATAGAGAACACATGCCCACCCTGATCGTAGCGATAGTCTCGGTCGATCTTGCCAATCTCTTCTCCATCTTTGAATACTGCGAACTTAGAAACTGTGATCCGTGGGCGGGTATCCGCAGTCTCACTCTTAATTTGTCCGTAATACTCATGTACCTTGAACTCCCATGATGGGTTCTCGGTGATGACCTTCCACATGATCTCATTCAATGGCTTCTCCACCACGAAGTCAAAGTCGCTCTTACGCCTACCATTCAATAGCTTGTCGCTAAAGGTGACGTTACTCAATGTCATTGCTGTGCTTGCATCCATGATCTACTCCTTACCATTCAAATTTCTTAATGATTGCATCTACCTTGGCCTTGACCTCGGTGCGATGTTGTTCGCTATCCTTGATTGCATCTATGTCAGTACCTAACATTGTTAGCTCTAGTTCCTTGCGTGCTTCCTCCAACTTGGGGTCGTTGGTGATGTTCATCTTAGTAAGCAATGAGCAAAGCTCTAGCGGGTTGCTAACCAATGTGTCGTGGTAACGCTTCTTACCACCCGATGTGTCGTCGAGTTTCTTAGACATGCCTACTAGCATTTCATGTAACCTCTCCCATGGCTCACGCATAGCGTCAGCTAGCTTGTTGTCTTGTTGTGCGCTGAACTCTGCTTGCATCTCGGCTAAGTCATTCGCAGGTATGTCTAAGCGAAAGTCGCCAGCCTCGGGCACAGGCTTCACAGTTCTGCGGAACCCAAACTTCAGCTTCACTTCTTCAAGCTCGGGATAGTCCTCGGCCTTGTACATCTTGCCTAGGTGCGTAGGTGCATCCTTCACTAGCTCAGGGTATGCGTGAAAGAATGAGCCACACATGGCGTTAAACGTCTGCTCATATGCGTTCATGGTCTGCTTGTATTCCATAAACAATGCAGTCGGCAACATACGCTCGCCCTTGTCTGCCCATGGTAGCGTTCGCTGATTGTGATAAAGCCTAACCTTGGCGGCAAAGTTCTCGATCTCTTTACGCAAGCTAGTGCCTGCGAATAGGTTCTTATGGACGCGCGCCGCGTCTACGACTGCTGATGCGTCAGTATTCACTTGTGCCGTTGTATCGCGGTCTAGCTTTGATGCAGGCCACACGCTGATGTTCAATTCCACTAACACTGCTGATGCACTAATACTCATTTCATTTCTCCTGTGGTTTACCGGCTAATCTAGCCATTTGATATTTACTGTCGCCTATGATCTGCATACTGAAGTTGGCTTCGTTCGCATACACATGGTAGGTGTACGTCTCAGTCATACCTAACTCTTTGCGCTTATCCTCACTCCAATACTTCTCTTCGTATATCTCTGCGCTCTCTAAGACTTCCACTAACTGCATGGCTTTCTCTTTGGGCATGATGTACTTCTTGTATCCAATGTCTACTATTACCATGTTGCCTCCCT